GTCGGATATGATTTCGAGAAATCTGAAAACACATTTCTCTCAAAAGAGTTAAGGTATCACAATACTAAAGATTTTAAAATCGTAAACTCTTAAAAACAACAAAAGGGCTTCGGCCCTTTTTTTAAATATTTAAAAAAATGAAAAAGAAACTAATTGAAATGCCACAAGAGTTATTCATACAAATAGCTCAACTGGCGCACGAAAATGACAGGAGCGTAAACAAAGAAATTTGTGCGCTATTGAAAAAAGCATTAGGTGATGAAAAGTGATTACCTACAGGATATAAATGCGGAATTTTGTAATAATAGAGAGCATCAAAACTTTATTGATGCTAATATCAAATTTCCTTCCACTATAAGTTATCAAATAATTTCTTTTGATAATAAGATTAGGGAAAAGCAAATTTTTTTAGGTTTTTTTGGGCCAGAAGAAGCTGCAAAAGAAAAATTAAAACATTATTTTATATATAAATAACTAACATGGAATGGAATCCGATCATAGACAGGTATTCGCCTGAAGAAAGGCGCAAAGCAAAGAAGCAGCACAAGCTTCGGAAGCTAACTCAAAAAGAGGTAGATTACATAATAAAGCATCCTATTTTAAGCAGCACACAGTTGCGTAACAGACTAAACATTATAGACATACCACTAAAGCGATTTCAGAACCGTGTGTGGTGGATAAGAAACAAATCACACAAACATGAAGCCAATAAAATTTGAAGGGTATAATGCCGTTTATGATACCAATAAACCTGTATTCGTAAGCGATGATAATGAAATCATAGTAACGTGCTGGGAGCTATCAGCAGAGGAATTAAAGCAAGTTCTTGATACAGGGAAGTTATATATGTGTGTGCAGCTTGAAAACGGCTGCATACCTTTTCATAAGCCTTCAGTATTTAAGAGCGATTTTATAATTAATCCATTAGATAATTGAAACTATTTATATGTGTGTATATGCAATCATTTATTTAATCATTGGTAATATTTTAGGATCTAATATCAATTTGATAAATCTTTTAAATGAGAACAGCAAGGAAAAGTAATAAGCGTGTGAGACCGTGGCATAAGCCTAAAGCAAAGACAGGATTTAAGTCAAACAAAGGCACAATCTATGCTACCAACAGATGGCACACAATAAGCCGTAACTGGCGCAATAATAATCCTGTATGTAATACTGAAGGCTGCAATACTATTTGTTTAAATAAGCAAGGCGTAACGGATCATATAATTCCTATTAGATTGAATGGCGCACGTTATGACAAGCGCAATTTCCAAAGCCTATGTCATAGCTGCCACAATGCTAAAAGCCGCAGAGAACAAGCCTATGGTATCTTATATGAGACAATTGAGACGGATAAAGAACGATTGATACCGAAAAGAGATAGTGACGGTAATTTGATAAAATCTAATAGATAGGGGGGGTGTTTAAAACATTTTCAACATATCCATATAATCCCTGCTTTCGCTTTGCTTTTACTTCGGCAAAATTTGAAAACTTTATTTTGAATTAAACTAAATAATATGCCAGCTGGTAGACCACGAAAAACAAAAGAACAAAAAGAGCTGCAAGGCACTTACAGGCCCGACAGGGATAACTTAGACGCACCACCTAAAGGGGAATTGATAATCGGGATGGATGCACCAGACTTTTTTGATGCTACTGAAAAAATGGTATGGGATCAAGTATTTGGGGAATTAAAGAAGATCAACCTTATATATAGTGTTGATATTATGAGCTTGGTAATTTTGTGTCAGGAGTTAGGATCTTACTTCAGACTGCATAAGTTAAGCCGTGGCAAGCTTGTAACGGAAGATGAATCTGGAAGGCTCCAATACAATGCGGATATGTACAAGATCAAAGCTACACAATCACAGCACCTAAAAAATGCTAAAACCTTGATGGTAGATTTTGGATTATCACCCCAAGCACGGCAGAAACTACAGATGGCTTTGATAGATCCAAGTGGAGAGCGTGAAGCAAATCAAGACACAAGAAATAATGTATTACCACCAAAGCCTGAATGATGGAGGATTACATGAACTATGCTGATGATGTTGTAAATGGGCGGCTAATTGTCGGGGAATATCAACGGCTATCAGTAGAAAGGCATTTAAAAGATTTAGAACGAGCTGCAAAGGGTGAGATTCCCTATAGATTTAGTGAAAGTCATGCACATCATTGTTTAGACTTTATAAGTAAGTTGAAGCATACGAAGGGTAGATTAGCACGGCAGCGACATAATTTAGAACTCGCACCTTTTCAAAAGTTTGTTTGGGCGGTAGTTTTTGGTTGGCTTGGAACGCACGAAGATACTGGCGAAGAGGTGCGTAGGTTTACTGATGTGCATTTGGAGAAGGCACGGAAAGGAGGTAAGAGTACGGAGATAGCAGCAATCGGTAATTATGGCTTATGTTCTGATGGTGAAGTAGGTGCAGAGATATACAGCGCAGCGACTACAATGAAGCAAGCAAAAGAGGTCTTCAACATTGCTAAGAGTCAGTTAAGGAAGTTTAAGCAGGATTATAAGGTCTTATATAAGGATTTTGAGCTGCTGAAGGAGAATATAACATATCATCCAACAGAGTCGAAATACGAGCCTTTGCCGAACGAAGCGGAAAGGTTAGACGGTAGCTCGCCATATTATGCTTTGTTTGATGAATATCATGCGTATAAGGATGATAGCATGATTCAGATCTTGGAGACAGGTATGGGCGCAAGGGACAATCCACTATCTATTAAAATCACAACAGCAGGGAACAACATTAAAGGCCCTTGCTATAAGAGCAGGAAGGTTGCTATAGATGTTTTACATGGCCTAATAACAGATGAGCGAAGTTTCAGTATGATCTACACGATGGATGAGGAAGATGATTGGCATAACAAAGAGTTGTGGGTGAAGCCAAATCCAAACATAGGAGTTGCGCCTTACTGGTCATATATGAACGATAGGTACAACAAAGCATTAAAGGGGCAAAGTGCCGAGATCCAGTTTAAAACTAAGAATCTAAACATATGGACAACAACTGGAAGCACATGGATTAAGGCGAAGGATTGGGCCGCAAGTGGTAATGAGTTTGATTGGCAAGAGTGTAAAGGCAGGCCATGCTGGATTGGAATGGATTTAAGTACCAGCAAGGATTTAACGGCATTGATGTATTACTTTCCACCTGTTGATGGCTACGAAGATCACAAGGTGTTATGCAAGTTTTATTGTCCTGAAGATAATGCGGAAGAACGCAGCAAATCGGATAAAGTGCCCTATGTAGAATGGGGTAAGAAGGGGTATATGACTTTGACGGCAGGGCCAGCCGTTGATTATGACTACATCTTAAAGGATCTAAATGAAAGCAAACAATACTTTGATATTCAAGTGTTAGAATATGATCCAGCTTTGGCTTATAAGTTAGTAAGCCAAATTAATCAAATGGGCATTGAGACAAGCATATACGGCCAGAACACAAGGGATATGAATGCACCAATAATGCATATTGAGGAGCTTGTAAGCAAGAGGGAATTTAATCACGGCAATCATCCAGTATTGGCGTGGAATGTCAGCAATGCAGTAATGTATATGGATACGAATGGCAAAGTGAAATTTGATAAAAAGAAGGTAGTTGAAAGGATAGATGGTTGTGTTGCTTTAGCTATGGCTGTTGGGGGTTACTTAACGGATGGAGTGCCTAAAAAGTCAAAGTATGAAACGCAAGATTTAGCAGGCGTATGAAGCTATATTACACCAAGCATACAGCATGGTATTGGGAGCGTTTTTACATCAATACTGCCTTATTTCCTACCTATAAAGAAGCTTGGGAGCAGACTGAGAAGGAGCATTTTGAGCGGTTTGAGTTCTATAAATATGAGTCTTATAGTAGTTTTCGCAGCAACAAAAACAAGCTAAAACGATAATTTTAAGAGTACACAAAGCCTATTTTTTTAGCCTTGATTTTGATGAAATAGGGCTAACATATTACGAAAAAAAATAATATTAAGATTTTTCATAAAATGTTCGTAATAAAACACATTAAGAAAAAAAGTAATGAAAAAACTCAAAAACCAGCAATGTGTACGCTATTAACTGTACAAAAAGACACATAAAAAAATGATTTGTACACAGCCTAACTTATTGAATATCAATACATTACTTTAACTGTGTACAGTGTGTACACTTATTCTTATAAAGTATATAATATTATTATATAATAAAAAAAGAGGGTATATATTATGATTACATATAATATATGGGTAGAAAAAATAATTTTTAATTCTAAAAAGGTTTGGAGCTAATTTTATGTGGATCTGTACACAATCTTTTTTATGTGTAATTTCTATAAATAAGCTATTAATATTGATGGATTCTTTATTTATTGAAGTAGATAAACTATATTCGTATTAAATTATTAATTAAACATTTAAAGACATGAGTATTAAAGACGCACAAGAAATTGCCAATGAATTAGGCATTGAAAGAGATTTAGTTACATATGATATGTATGTAGAACACAGGATTAAAGCAATTAGAAAATATTGCAATAAATTAATGTGGTCTGATATTGAGCCATTTGAGGTTGTAAATATCATTAGTGATAAAACTGTAGAGATTAGACCAATGAAAGCTACATTAGTAAAAGGGCCACAAAATGTATTAATGGGCGGATTTGTTGCTCATGTTGTTGACAATGGAGGGACTTGGAATATAGAGTCAGACGAAACAGAGGATGTAATAAGAGTCAGATGGTCAAAGAGCAAAAGACAATGGAGAGATAAGTATGGCAATAGATATGGGATGTCAGATAATCCTTCTAAATACTATGACTATAATTTTTAGAAAAAAAACAAAGGCTGGGCTTTAATGCCCAGCCATTATTAATTAAAAACTTAAACAAATGACATACGATATTGTATTTTCCAATGACACAGCAATGAATGATTGTGGGTTTAAAATGACATTAGAGGAGGCCAAAGATTATATAGCCACATGGAATGGCACAAATCACGGTTATTTTGAAGATTATAAGGGTGGATTTGTGTGCATTATTTGTTATGGGCAAGATGGATTTATATACGAAGAGGAGGTAAGGTAATTTTTAATAAAAAAGATATGATAGATAACAACATTCCTCATGGCTACGAAGAGCCAGAAAACGATATAGATTCGCCATTCATATTGGTGAATCATGATATTAAAGTGCTTGAAGAAGAGGAATATTATTTTGCACAGTACGAGAACTGCGTATTTCCTTTAGGGGATACGTCAGACTTCAAAGGTTTCTTACACAAGAAGCCAGTAAGCGCAGACAAGTTTGAAAAAGAAATCTTACTCAAATACTGGGCGAGTGAATTTATTTACGAATTAGGAAAGCAATCTTATCGAAATGAGATTGTGACAACTGCAACTGTTAAAGAATGATGATTGAGTTAGTTATTAGGGCAGCCATATCGGTTGCCCTTGTTTTAGGAGCATTAGTATTATACAGCCTTATAGTGGCTGATATCATAGAAATTATTAAGGAATTAAAAAGAAAAAAATGAAATTTAGCTACTTAGATGTAATTTTTGACATTGACCAAACTTTGGTGAATGTCGTAATGGAAGAAAACGATGCTTTTAAGGAAAGGCATTTTGAAGTCGGCAAGTTTTGCAAGAAATTAAGTGAGGCCACAAAGATTAGTGTGCAAGAGCTTAGTTCATTGTTGCTACTGGATCAGCAAGGTTTTATCCATTGCTTTAAAAGTGAAATCGTTCAATTATGCAGTTAGCAGAAAGAAAAGATTTCTTTATCCAAATATGCCAAGCGGTGCAGGGCGTTGGGCAGGAGGAAGCCGAACAGATATTCGAGGTAGAAAAGTTTAATTATTTAAAAACCTTAGAAGAGGGAGGGGATTATATGAAATCCTGCACGGATCTTAGCAAAATGGCCGTTTTCTTTGAAGTAATTAATAACGGCCTAAGCTTTGGGAGGTTAGAAAAGCAAGTTTATCTTATTCCAAGATCGTTTAAGACTGCAAAGGGTTACGAAAAGCGGCTTACCTATCAGATTACAGCGCAGGGATTAGTGCTTCAGGCCGTAAGATCGGGCGCAATACATTCATGCCAGCCACCTGTAATTGTCTACGATGGCGATGAAATTGCGGTAAAAACGGTTGAGAATCGTACAATTATCAATCACAGCGCAGCAATTCCAAGAAGTGAGAAGATCATAGGCGGCTTTGTGGTCATAAATGTATCGAAAGACATTACCACGGCCTTCTGGTTTGATATAAAGGACATATTGCGCCTTGAAAAGTACAGCGAGAAGATGAACAGAGGCAAAGCGAATGCCTTATACAATAATGGCGAAGATGGCCAGATAGATGTAGGATTTCTAAAAACTAAGATTGTAAAGGCAGCCTTAAAGAATTTTAGAAAGACAAAGATTGGTGAAAATGAAATTGATGAAATAGAATTTTAGTATGAAAATTAAAGAAACTGGATTAGAGCTGGCAAAGCTCGCTAATATTGCTGACTTGCTGATAGTAAGCGCAGATCGCAAAGATAAAATCTTGGCACGTGCTGCAACGCTGCGAGATATGGCAAAAGATTTAGATGCAGAGGGGGATAAAACCCTATTATCGTTTATAAAAAACGTCAAAAGCGCAAAAGATGACATAAAATCTAAGCGTATGCCGTTCACCAGAAGGCTTGATGAGATCAAAAAACGCTTTACAGGCACAGAAAACGAAATAGATGCGATTGTAAGCGAGTTTAGCGGATATAGGGATAGTTATGCTAAAAAGGTATTAAAAGAGCGTGAAGCGGCTAATAATGCCCTTAGATTGAAAGAAATGCAAGAAAGGGAAGCCGTACAATGCGTTTCAGATGTCTCGATTGCATTAGGAGAGTATATAAATGAAAGAATTGCAGACGTAAAGGGCAAAATGCTTGCTTCATTGAAACAAGCGAATCCTGATAACGTAGATGAGAAGATTGAGAGGGTAAGCAATATGAAAGTAGAAGTGCCTAAAGGCCTTTTTAAAGGGTTTACTTTCTATCAAGATTTAAAGCACAATGATTTTGAGACGATTAGGGCCAAGACTGTAGCAGAGCGCAAGGAAAAAATGATGCATATTTTTCATGATGAGATTGATTCATATCGGCAAGAATGCTTGTATCATCTTCGGGATTTCAAAAAAACAAATTTTGGAACAAAGGATAGAGCGATAAAAGAGCATCAAGATAAGATCGCAGCAAGCAAGCAAGCATCAAACGAGGTGAATGAGGTGCAAGCAGGAATCGAAAAAAATCAGCAAATTGCAGAGATAGCATTTAACGCCATTGAGCCTGTAGATACAGAGCAGCCTAATGTCAGGGTAGGCTATGAAATAAAAATCTTAGAGAGGGGCGCATATGCGGCATTAGTGGCCTACTGGTTTAGCACAATTGGCAAAGATTACGATGAAGAGAAGTTCAGTCGAAAGACAATAGGCAGCATGATTAAGGATTTAGAAAAGTATGCCTACAGCACAGGCGAAAAGCTGGACTATAAAGGAATTAATTATGAATCAAAAGTAAAAGCGGTTAACAGATGAATGTAAAGGAACTGTACTTAGACAAATTGAGATCCAAAAAAGATGAATTAGGGCTGATTTATTCAGTCATTCGGGGCAAGAATGTAGCAAAGGTGTTAGATGTGCTATCACAGCAGGATGATTATATAAATGTGACAGAAATTTATATAAAGTCAAGAATGCGGCAGGATGTAGTAAGTCAAGGTTTAAACCTTCTGAAGAGGGCTAAAATTGTCACTAAAAGGAAGGAAGGGAAAACGGCTTTATACAAGATTAACACAAGAAATTTAAGAAAACTAAATCAGATAGCCGATGTCCTTGAATTATTACGATAGAAAAGAGGTTTCTAATTCAATGTTGTCAGCATTAAAGCATGAATTAGAAGGGCGTGAGATGCCTGAAAATATTCAAGATATATTTGATTTTGGCAACTTGGTTGATGCGATGATAACAGAGCCAGATCGAATAGATTATGCTGCATCGACAATGGATGGGAAGCCAGCCAAAGAATTTGAATTAGCCTTATCTATGCGCAATGCGTTTGAAAGAAATGAAACCTGTCAGGCAGTTATAAATGGTGCTAACTTTCAAAAAGTAAGCGTAAAAAATAGATCATTCCAGCACAGGTTAAACAATCATTTGTTTAACTTTAGCTTAGATTGTCGGTGTAAGTGGGATTTCTTCAATGAGCACGGCATAAGCGGAGACATAAAGACAACAAGCGCAACAACAAGAAAGCAATTCATAGCGGCTTGTGATCACTTTGATTACTTCAGGAGTCGGGCTTGGTACATGGATTTAGAGGGGACAAACAAAGATCTAATTATAGGAATCAGTAAGGTAAACATGGAAATATTTCTTGTTCCTGTTAATAGGGGTGATGACTTCTATAAGCAGGGGGTGAGACAATATACAGAATTAGCTTTTAAGTATTACATATTAAAATCATAACAAATGAATCAGATTGTATTAATTGGAAATTTAGGCAAGGATGTCGAACTAAAAGAATTTAGTAATGGTGGCTGCATAGCAAACTTTAGCGTAGCCACAAGTGATAACTACTTTGATAAGGAGAAGCAGGAATGGGTAAACCGAACCGACTGGCATAACATAGTAGTCAAGAATGATGCTGCTAAAAGGGCAGCGCAGCAATTAGGGAAAGGCACAAAGGTTGTTGTGCGAGGAAAAGTAAAAACAAGGTCTTATCAGAAAGATGGGCGTGACGTATACGTGACAGAAGTTCATGCTAATTACTTTAGTAATTTGATGCCAAAGCAGGAGGAAACAGGACAGGAGGCAGCACCAAAAAGTAGCGCATCCGATGATTTCATCTTTTAAAAACCAAGTGGGTAAAAGTATTCACTAATATCACTCTAAGGCCTTCGGTTTTTATTTAACCGTCTTGATTCTAAAATTCAGCCGAAGGCCTATTTTAAACCTAAAAAACAAACTTATGAGCGTAGAAGCAGACGCATGGGAAGATCATACATCTAAGCAAGTTGGAGGCAATCATTATGAGAGAATGCAGATTGATCCGCTTGAGTATATAATGGCAAACGAATTAGATTGGTGCGAAGGAAATATAATTAAATACGTTTCCAGATACAAGCACAAGAACGGTATTGAGGATCTAAAAAAGGCAAGGCATTATTTAGAGCTATTAATTAAGAATTATGGCGGACGATAATAAACAGCAAGAACTTACGAAGACCACTACAAATGCCTTTGACGGTTATGCAGTATTATGTGCGGATTTTCTTATTTCAAAAGGTTTTTCAAAAGCTGTAAGGTGGTTTGACAAAAGATGGGAACAATATAGAGTTTATTACAAAATAGAGGGCTATGACTGTGATATACTTTTATCCCCTTGTCCTCAAGTAGTGCCCAACAATTGGAATGCTTACGGTGATGGTATTCATCTCATGCCGCCTGAAATACAAGTTGATGAATTTTCTGATATTGAAATGTTAGAAAAACATCATACTGGGGATTGGCACGTTTATGTAAATAAAGTTGAAAATCATTTAACAACATTAAACGAGTGTTCTGAACTAATTGAATTAATGCGTGTGTGTCGATGTCCTTTAATTGGCACATAACGGTTTGTGTATGAGTAGTAAATAAAAAAAAGCGAGGGCAAAAAGTATATTATGGAAATAAATGTTAATTATAATGAATCGAATCTTGAAACAATGGCAAGAATGCCTGATAATTTTATTGATTTAACTGTTACATCCCCACCTTACGATGGTTTAAGGGATTACAACGGATATACTTTTGACTTTGAAAGTATAGCAAAAGAATTGTATAGAGTGACTAAAGAAGGTGGTGTAGTAGTTTGGAATGTGAACGATAGTACAGTAGATGGAAGCGAAACACTAACATCATTTAAACAAGCACTATTTTTTAAAGAAATTGGATTTAATGTACACGATACAATGATATACGCAAAAGAACAAATTGCATTCCCAAGTTCTAATAGATACCATCAGGCTTTTGAATATATGTTTGTCTTTAGCAAAGGCACACCAAAAACAGTTAATTTAATTCAAGATAGGCTTAATGTTTCATTTGGTAGAAAAGGGAAAGTTAATGCTCGTAAAAAAGATGGTAGTGTAAAAAAAGGCAAAAAAGAAGTAACAATAAGAGAATATTCTGAAAGGTTAAATTATTGGATAATACATAACCAAGAACGAGGAATTGAAAATGAACACCCCGCAGTTTTTCCAAGAAAACTTGCTTATGACCATATAAGAACTTGGACAAATGAAAATGATTTGGTGTATGATTGTTTTATGGGAAGTGGAACAACTGCTGTTGCAAGCATATCTATTAAAAGAAACTGGATAGGAAGCGAAATAAGTAAGGAATATTGCGAGATAATTGAAAAACGATTACAACCATTAAGACACAATTTATTTACCTAATGGCTGACGATAGGAAGCCAAAGAGCGTGGGCTTTTTATTTATTACTTATACACGTTGTTGTAGTGTCGTTTTAATGCACTACAACATTCGTATAAACGCCTGTACTTGTATGGCGTTTTATGCTTTGTTATAAATTGATTATCTACAAATGAATTAAAATAGCGATGGAAATAAACAAGATATACAATAAAGATGCTTTTGAATTACTTAAAAGCGTAAACAATGAAAGTGCCGACCTAATAATATTAGACCCTAATTATCAAGATTGGGATAAATTTTGCAAAGATGGGATTATTGATTTAGCATTAAATAAATTAAAAAAAGAGGGAAACTTAATAATGTTCACAAAGAAACCCTATGACTTTAACCTTAGAAACATTATAAACCCATATTATAGAAATGAAATAATATGGAAATACATAAAAACAGGTAACTGGGTTTCTAATAAACTACCTACATATTCCTATCAAAAAATATATTGGGCGAACAAAAGTAAAATCAACTTTTTTAATCCAAGAACAGGTATGCCATACAGCCCAAACACACAACAAGGAAACAAGGGATATTTAGTCTTCGATGGCTATAAAGAGAAAAGTAAACCTTTTAAGAATAGCGAAGAAGGTATTTGGCTCAATGACTTTTTACACATAGAAAGAAAACGAGAAGGAGAAGGTAAGATACCAACAAAGCCGATAGAATTGTGCCTAATTCTTATTAGGTGCTTTTGCCCAAAAAAAGGTTTGGTTATTGATCCTTTTTGTGGTGGTGGAAATATACCAAAGGTCGCAAAGTGCGAAGGTGTTAATTTTATAGCAGGAGATTTAGATGAATACTGTGTTAATTACACAAAAGATAAGTTAAACGAGTGCGGTGGGCTTTTTTAATTTGATTATCTACAAATGAATTAAATGATCACACCTTATTCATATCAGACTAAAGGAATCAATGAGCTGGCCATAAATATAAAGGCTGGCATAAGAACGCAAATTTATCAGCTACCTACAGGAGGTGGTAAGACAGTAACCTTTGGCGCACTAATTCAAAGATATAAGCAGCGTTATAAAACCAAAAAGGTTGTAATATTGGTTCATAGGGATGAGCTATTAAAGCAAGCAAGAAAGAGCCTGTACAATGATTTTGAATTGGATTCTATAGGCTTGAGTGCCAAAGTTAAAACCATAAGTAATTATGATATATGCGTGGGCATGGTTGAAACTGCCTACAATCGGCTTAAGAAAGATCCAAAATATTTTGGGGATAATGTAGGCCTATTAATAATTGATGAATGCCATATAGGAAACTTTAATAAGCTATATGATTATTTTAAAGAACAGTTGATCATAGGCTTTTCAGCTACACCCAAGGCAGCATCAAAAAAGAATCCTTTAAAAAATTATTTTGAAGCAATTGTGACAGGGCCGCAGATTCAGGATCTTATAGATTTCGGCAGCCTTTGCCCTAATGAAACTTATGCGCCTAAAGGCGTTAATAAGAAAGCCTTTAAGGTCAAGCGTGGAGAGTATGACATAAAGCAGATGGGTGAGGTTTATTCTAAATCTTTGAATGTTCAAAATACGGTGCTGGCATATGAAAGGCTATGTAAAGGCTTGAAGTGTTTAGTGTTTAATGTGAATGTAAAGCATTCTAAGCTTGTTACAGATGCTTTTGTAGCTAAAGGGTATGACAGCAAGCATTTAGACGGTAGCGAATCTCCAGAGGCAAGAAAAGAGATATTAACATGGTTTAAGAACACACCAAATGCGATACTAAACAATATAGCCGTTTTAACGACTGGATTTAATGAGCCTTCAATTGGTGCGGTGTTGCTAAATCGAAGTACAAAGAGTTTGCCTTTATATCTTCAGATGACAGGCAGGGGGAGCAGGACATACAAAGGAAAGGAAACATTTAAAATTGTCGATCTTGGAAGCAATGTTTTTGAGCATAATGATTGGAGCGAAGATATAGATTGGAAGCGTATTTTTGAAAATCCTGAAAAAGCAAGAGAATCAAAGGGTGCAGCACCTATAAAGACTTGTGAAGGGTGTGAGGCCATTATACCTGTACAGGCGGTGGAATGTGAATTTTGCGGACATCTACATGAAAAAGAATTGATATATGATCAGAACCCAATAGAGTTTGAGCAAATCATGGGGCGGATTAATGTCGCGCAGATTATTGCGCAAAAGAAGGCCGCAGGGTATAAAGAATTTAGTGCATTTTTTGAGATCCTAAATAAGCACACAACAATTTTAAAATATAGGATAGGCGAAGAGTTGAGCCGAGGCTTTGCGGAAAAGGCTTTTAATTTGTTCCTCAAAGATGTCAAGGTATTTTGCAAATACAATAATAGGCCGTATGGGGCTTGGATAAAGCAATTCAGTAGGGAGCAGTTTTTTAAAAAAGTGAAAATTAA